GGTAGAGAAAGCCCGCCAGCTTCCCCACAAGATCAGCACCAAGGAGCGCGACCGCATCATAGCGGAACTGCGCATCAATCCCCTGCCGATCGTGAAGCGCAACACCGGGCGTTCGTACAAAACGCTGCTGCGGATCGCGGAGGCTGCGCTGTGATCCGCCGTCTCCTCACCCGCTGGGCCGCCCGCTGGCTCTCCGCTGCTGCCCACAAGGACCGCCATACCGAGCGCGACCGGATCAAGGACAAGGCGCAATCCATGCGCCGGGCCATGGGACTGCCCGATAGTCCCGCACTCCATACGAAAGGGAACTGAATATGTCCGAAGGCAACGTCGCGGCAGAGCAATTGAAGCTGTTCATCGAAAGAATTGAACGCCTCGAAAGCGAAAAGAAAGGCATCAGTGACGACATCAAGGATGTCTACCTTGAACTGAAAGCCAATGGCTACGTCCCGAAAACCGTCCGCGAGATCGTGAAGCTTCGCAAGATGGAGCGTCATGCCCGGATGGAAGCGGAAGCCCTGCTGGAAACCTACAAGAACGCGCTGGGCATCGAATAATGCAGCGTCGGTTTCAGGCCCTCGGCCGCCTCAAGGTGGGCGCGCAGAACAAGACGGAAGCCGCCTATGAGGCGACCGTCCTGCGCCCTGCCATGAACGCAGGTGAGATCGCTTGGTATCGGTTTGAGGGGCTGAAATTCCGCCTGGCCGATAACACCTTTTTGACCGTCGATTATGCGGTGATGATGGCTGATGGCCTGCTGGAAATGCACGACGTGAAGGGCAGTCCGCACATCTTCACGGATGATGCCCGCGTCAAAATGAAGGTCGCAGCCGACCAATATCCTTTCATTTTCAAGGTAGCCTATCCCCTCCCGAAAAGGGACGGGGGCGGCTGGAAAGTCGAGGAAATATGACCGCCCGCTTCTGGGTCAAGGTCCGCAAGGGCGATGATTGCTGGCATTGGATCGGCGCAGCCCTGCCGAGAGGATATGGCCGTTTCTACTGGCGCGGAAAGCCGCGATACGCCCACCGTGTATCCTTGGAAATTGCCGGCATAGAGGTGCCGGACAACGCTATTGTCCTGCACTCATGCGACAATCCCGCATGCGTTAACCCAGCCCATCTGCGTGTGGGGACACAGACGGACAATATGCGTGACGCCGCCATTAAGGGGCGAACAGTACGCGTAGGCGACTGGCGCGGGACAAAAAATCCGAAGGCAAAACTATCGGACGTTGAAACGGCGGCAATCGCCTCATCCTCTCTGAGAACATCAGCACTGGCGGCACAATTCGGCGTGTCCCGCACGCGAGTTCAACAGATAAGGCGTGTCGCCAAGCGTCTTGGCGGCGGATGGGATCGGGAGGTGTTCGAGTGACCATCTTCACCATAGACCGCGCCGCCATCGCCACCGGCATTCCTGTTTCGGAACTGGTCGGCCCTTCCCGCACCCGGCATATCTGCTGGACCCGCTTTGCCATCATGGAGGCCATGCGCGAGCGCGGCATGTCCACCCCAGCCATAGGGCGCCTCTTCCGCCGCCATCACACATCGATCGTCTCTGGGCTGCGCCAGGCTGAAAAGCTGCGCGGTAATCCGGCGTTCGAGAATATTAGGAGCGCCATCGCGTGAGCCGAATCCGTTCCATCCACCCCGGCCTGTTCACCGACGAGGCTTTTGTCGTGTTATCGCCAATGGCCCGCATCTTCTTCATGGGGCTATGGACTGAATGCGATGACTACGGCTCGTTTGAGTGGTCGCCGCTCAAGCTGAAGATGCGCCTACTACCAGCCGATAGCGTAGATGCCGCCGAACTTCTGGCCGAAATCGAGGCTGAACGCGGCATCCTGCGGTACGAAGTGAACGGCAAAACCTACGGCGCAGTTCGGAACTTCTGCCAGTACCAACGCCCCAAAAAGCCGAACTCGGTCCACCCTCAAACGGATGCGGTTCGGAAGTGGGTGAACACTGAAGCTCGTCAAAAGCGTGACGGTTCAGAAGAGGTGGAGAACCAGTTACCCACCGGTGGGGAAAAGCCCCGCCAGATGGAGGATGGAGGAGATAATAGGAAGGAGGAAGAATCCCCCCCTACCCCCCCTGCCGGGGGGCGGAAGGGCAAAACTATTATTCCCGATGATTGGGAAGCCCCTGCCATTGCAGACCTTCCGCCCCAAGCCAGGGCCTGCGCCGAGCAATGGACGGCAGCGAGCTATGCCACCCATGCGGAAGCCTTTCATGGTCACTGGCGATCGAGCCGGAAGATGATGGCTGATTGGCGGGCCATGTGGGCCAATCGCATCGTGACGATCCACAGCAAGGTCATGCAGGACCAGAAATATGGGAACGCGCCGCCTGCCGCATCTACAAAGCCAAAAGCCCCCGTCGATCCTGCAGTCTACGAGCGGTTGAAGGCGAAGGGATGGAGCGGCGATACCCCCGCACAGCCGCCTCCGACACATCGGGAACGTCCGCAATCCGGCTCGATAGCTAAGTTTCTACCCAACATCGCAGGTTCAGCATGACATGCCCGACCTCTTCGACCGTAACGACCTATCCCCACCCACAAAGTACATCGTGTGGCTGCTCAAGGCTGACCGCACCCGAGCGGAAGCGGGGAAAGAAGCAAGGCGGCTTCGTATCGATCTACAGGCGGCGGAATACTGGCACGCAAACATCAGGAGGCGGTGAGTGATGGAGTGGGTTCAAATGATCGCGCTCGCCGCAATCTGGTTCTGGGCTGGCTACACGTTCGGCAGCGGTCAGATGCGCAAGCGGACTAAGGGTGATGTTGACGCCATCGCCAGCATCGCGTGCACTTGGGCACGGCTAGACCGGAACGCCCGCTGCATCGGTCCCGGCTCCCGCGTGTCTGTCACCCTTCCCGCGACCCGAAATGGTGTTGATCTGGAAATGGTCCTGTCGGCGCAAATGGCCGACCGCAAGCACAAGGAGGCGGGGAAGTGAGATACGTGATCCATTGGCAGGAAAATGATCGGTTCTTGACGCTCCCTGCCCATGAATATGCTCATCCTGGCGATGTCGTATATGTGTCGAAGGATGCGGCAACAAATGCTGCGGTGAACATCCTTTGCCAAAAACGCAGCGAACTGGACCACGCAATCAAGATCGCACGGAAGAAGCTGGAGCGCATGGATCGCAGGCAGGGGGCACACGCATGACCATTCAATGCGAACCCATGCACCCCGACGAAGAGGGCTGGTCCGAATGGATACACCCGATCCCCGGATACCTGATGCAGTGCTGCGACTGCGGGCTGATCCATGAAATGCAATTCGAGATCGCAGAGCCGAATGATCCTGCGCAGTTGAACCCCGGCGAGGGAGAGCATGGAGTGATCATATTCCGGGCGCGTCGGCTCACAGCAGAGGGGGAGTAGGATGAACTGAACACCACAGCATCGGGTCGGGGTATATGAGCGGAGGGAAATAATGGCACGTCGCCGCAGTAAGAAAAAGGTCGCACTCGCATTCGTCCCGCATGTGGACGCCACCCCTGAACGGCTTGCCAAGGGGGATGATAGCGAATGGGTCAACGCAGCAGAGATTGACGACCGCGAGCAGGCCATCAACCGCGTGCGCCGGTTCCGCTCATCGATGCTCGATCGCCTCCACAACAACGGCCAGATCACATGGCATCAGTGGTACGCCGGGGACCAGTACCGCAACGCCCACGCCCGCGCTGCCATGGCACCAAGTGTTGTTGCAGCCTATGGCGAGCGGACAACTGTAGGCGAATGCAGCTATGGGCTGGCCCGCACCGAGAGCCAGGTCCGCGCCCGCAATTTCCTGCGCCAATGCCGCGAGCAAATCCCGTTCGACATGCGCGGGTTCATGGAGCGCTTCCTGATCCACGACGATCTCCCGCGCTATGGCGGGAACCAATATAACCGCAAGGTGACGCAAATCCGCACGACGCTTGATACCCTCGCCGCCTTCATGCGAATATCCTCTTGATTCGATGGACGCATTTAGGCATACAAATAGCCATCGTCGCGCATTGCGACCCGAAGGGTTGGCTTAACCGCTGGCCCTTTTTCGTTTCACCGCATTGACAGGGGGTGCGCTCCTTTCTTCCCGACAATGGCGGCGGGAACGAGGGTGATGCTGCGGAAACGTCAACGCTGTCGCGCCCCGGCTCTTGCGGGCCTGTATCAGCGGCGAAGCATCACAACGCCAGATTATCGGGGGATCTATGAGCCAGCCTGATTTTCAGGACGATATGGTTCTGGAATTGCTTGACCGTACGGCCAAAGGGGAGCCGCTTTCCCGCATTTGTCGCGATCCGAGAATGCCGTCGCGTTCTGCGGTGTATAACTGGATTGAGGCTGATGAGAAGTTCGCTGGACAGTTCCGCGCAGCGCGTGCGCGAGGCGTTCATGCGCTTGCTGAAGAGTGCCTCGACATTGCGGATGAGCCGGTAGCGAAGGACGATAGTGTTGCTGTCGCGAACAAGCGTGTTCGGATCGACACCCGGCTTCGCCTTGCTGGCAAATGGTTGCCGAAGGAATACGGCGACAAGCTTGATGTGAATTACAACGCGGAGGTGACTCATCGTCATGACCTCAGCGGGCTTAGCGCCGATGAACTCGACGCGCTTGAAGCTCTTGTCTCAAAAAGCACCAGCGCTTCAGGAGATCAGGGCGGAGAAGGCGCGCCGCAGCCTGGCCGCGTTCACTAGCTATACGAACGTCGACTACATCCATGCCGAACACCAAAGGCGCTTGGATGAGAAGTTGGAGGCGGTGGAGCGTGGAGAGATAGACCGGCTCATGGTCTTCATGCCTCCGCGCCACGGCAAGAGTGAGAAGGCATCGAAGCGGTTCCCGGCATGGTATCTTGGGCGCAACCCCAAGCGCCAGATCATCGCCGCGAGCTACAACAGCGACCTTGCCAGCGACTTCGGGCGCGAGGTGAAGGGAATCATCTCTTCTCCTGAATATGGAGACGTGTTTCGCGGCGTCAGACTGAAACAGGACAGCCGCGCTTCTGATCGCATGAACACCGAGCATGGCGGCGCCTATTTCGCTGTGGGCGTTGGCACGGCGACGACAGGGCGCGGCGCACATCTCGGCTTGATAGACGACCCGTTGAAGGACCGGGAAGAGGCTGACAGCCAACTACAGCGCGATAAGGTGTGGAACTGGTATCGTTCCACCTTTTACACGCGCTTGATGCCTGGCGGGGCTATCGTGCTGATCCAGACGCGTTGGCATGAAGACGATCTGGCCGGGAGATTGCTTGAGCAAGACGGGCGCGTTGAGGACGGCGGGCAATGGCATGTGCTGGATCTTCCGGCCATCGATGCGCAGGGAAAGGCCCTCTGGCCTGAATGGTATGATGTTCCGGCCCTTGAGCGCATCAAGGCGACGGTAGGCGCACGTGAATGGTCAGCCCTCTACCAGCAAAGGCCGCAACCCGATGAAGGAACGTACTTCAGGCGGGAATGGTTCGGGGAATGGGATAAGCTCCCGACTGTTCGATATTATGGGACAAGCGACTACGCCGTTACTGACGGAGGTGGTGACTACACGGTCCACTGTGTTTGGGGCATTGGTCCTGACGGAAACGTCTATCGAGTGGACCGATGGAGAGATCAGACTTCGAGTGACGTATGGATCGAGCGAAAGCTTGATCTGATCAAGAAATACAAGCCTCTCGCGTGGTTCGGTGAAGGTGGCGTGATCCAGAAGGCGATCGAGCCGATGCTCAAGCGCCGGATGCGCGAGCGCAATATCTATTGCCGGTTGGAATGGCTCTCCAGCGTAGCTGACAAGCCGACGCGAGCGCGATCATTCCAGGCAATGGCGGCAAGTGGCCGGGTGAAATTCGAGAAGGGCGCCGACCTTTCAGAGTTCCTCGTTTTCCCCGCTGGCAAGCATGATGACGAAGTGGACACGGCCAGCCTGATCGGGCGGGCCATTGATCAGGCGCATCCCGCCATTGTTTCCGACACGCAGCAAAAGACCAAACCCCGCGA